ATTTTATTTTTAAGTGTTGCTTTTATTCTATCACTTACTTCTCTTTTTTCTTGATTCTTAGGATTATCAATTTGATCTAATTTTTTTATTGCCCACTCTATCATTTCTGATCCACCCCAAGCATCCCACATTATACCTCCACAACCCTCATCATAAGGTACATCTTTGTGCTGTTGATGTCTTTTAAATGATGCAACCCTTGCAATCGTTCTCCTTGTCAACTTTTCTCTGTTTGCGATTTGTCTGGCTCTTGTCCACCCCACGATAGTTCCACAAGAACTTCCATTTTCTTCTTTGTACTTGATTGCTCTTTTAGCATTATTAACAGCCGCTTGTGGATAATCATCATAAGTTTCAAACTTGACACTTATTGCCTCTAATTTTTCTAATACATCTTCGTAATTCATAATCGTATTGTTATTTTAAAAAAACCTATTTCTATTTTATATTTACCTATTTTAAACTTCATTAATATCCTGCACCTAAATTATCAACTGGTATATCACAAGTATCAAAATCATTTATTACTTTTACACCTACACTAAACACCCAGCCACAAAGCATATTATCAAACCTTTCTTGAAATGGTTCTAATGTAAATTGTTCTTCTGTAAAGTATAAAGGAAAATTAATATCATTAACACCTGCCAATGATTGTCTTGTGCTATGTCTTAACATACCTATTATATCTGTTGCTATTGCTAATGTTTGATTCCATACTTCCTGCTCATTATTATCATGCTGAATAAGTTTTGTTAAATCAGCTTGTTGTTTTGTTTCAACATTACTTTCACTTACTAGATCACAAATAAAGATTTGAAAGTTATAAATTAACTCACTATCACCTGTTGTTACATTTGTTGGGTTTATATGCATTAATGGTAACTTCTGCATTTTTTCCAAATTAATATCAAATATATCACCAACAGAAACAGTTGATATTTGTTTATGATATTCACCTAACCTACAAAGAAAGTTTGTTACATTGTTATACGATTTGTTTATTACTGTCATATTTTACTTTGTTTTGTTGATTCAATTCTGTTTCATAACTTAACCATGTTAAACATTCTAATAAATTTAATTTAGTTATATTTTCTAACTTACTTATATCTTGGTTTGTCAACCTATGCATTATACCAAACCAACCCCATTTCTCACCAAACCCCTGCTCAATTATTCTTTCTTGTTGTTCTTCTGATTGCTCTTGATCAAAGACAATGGCAAAATCACTAACAATAGTCTTACGAAAGTCCAAAAAAAAACCAGTACTTTTTGTACTTGTTCTGCATTCATTTGCTTCATCTTTTCGGCTCGTATTTTTATATCTCCATTATATGCCTCTATTGTATAAACATCACCTTCTTTTTGTACAATAGGTCTAAATAGAATTGCCATTATTTCAGGCAAATGTTTTTGAAGCCCCATCTTAAAATAAGTTTCAATATCGGCATACTCACCTAAAGTTATTTCTGAAAGATCAGGATGCATTCCGTATTCAACACCATCAATAGTTAATGTAGTTGTTAGCATTTCATTTTCTTGTACTTGTAATTCTGCTAACTTTTCAAATATATTTGTTACATCACGTAATGATAATTCTTTAATAAGTTTTTGTGGCAAATCAGATAACAACGCAATAGTTTGTTCAACTTCTTTAGTTTTGCTAACATCTTCTTCCATATTGAGTTGCATGAACTTTTCAAGTGTTACATCTTCCCAACTATCAACTATATTATAGTTTTTTGTTTTACCTTCTTTTTTTATTTTTACTTGCATATATTTATATAATAGAAAATTTGTGTATTTAGTTTAAAGTTTTATATTTGCTGGATTTTAGTTAATAAATTAATTTGAAAAGGGAAACTTGAACGTGCGGGGTTTCCCTTTTATTGTACATAATATTTTCCTAAATTAGGATTGTCTAAATGATAAATAATATTATATCTACAAGCATCAATACTATGGTTGTAAGCATCTACATATAATTTACTTCCTTTGTCTGCATACACATAATTGTTTAACTCTTTAGCTATATTTACAGATGCAGGAGTAACAACCAATTCATAATCTTGCATTCTTGTTATACCACTTTCTATTGTTCCTTTTTTTACAGGTTTGATATTTACACCTAAATGTTTTAAATCTGCTATTAGTCTAGGTTCGGCACTATCAGCTATTATAAGTTTATTGTTTACTTTTTGTAAAATCATTTCTGCAAGTTCCTGTGACTTCATGCCATTTTTATAAATATGTTCTTTTAAGTATATTTTCTTTTTAGTTTTGTCAATAGCAACCTCAACTAAACTATCAGGATCAACACTAAAACCAAAGTCCATGCCACATGATGTTTGTAAACCATCAGGGTTAAATTCACCAATTGACCAGTTCTCAAATACAACACCTTCTGCTTTGTCAAGCCAACCCCCTAATATTTTGTGTTTATATTTTTTTATGTTATTATCTTTTATGTTTTGAATACGTTGTAAAAAGCTAGAAGATAAGTTTTCTTTATTATCTAAATAAGTACTATGTATATAACACACATTATCTTTTACACCATTAAATCCTGCTTGAACTCCTTTGTCCTCAAAGAATCTTTTGTATATCCAATGTTCTTTTGTTACAGGATTAAGTATAAGTATAATTCTATTTTGTATTTCTTTTTCTCTAATACTTAAATCTATTGTGTCAAATATATCTTCATCAATAAGTTCTTCTGCTTCATCAAGTACCCACGTGCTTATTCCTTGTAATGATTTTAAACTTGCTGTTTGATTCCCTGCTGATGTTTTAATTCCTCTAAATAAAATGTCTGATTGGTTGCCTAAATTTATTACTTCTGATTTGTTTACACTAAATACATTTTCAAACCCTAGCAAACTAATCTTTTCTAAAAATTCAGGTATAATAGATAAATGTGCTGAAACCATTGTATACCTCGTGAACAATATCCTTATACCTTTAGCCATTGTTAGCAATGTGAGAAATACAGATACTGCAAATGATTTGCCTGAACCTCGCCCACCTGTTATGATGAAGTACCTGCAATCACTTTCAAATAAAGAATTATATTTTTCGTTAAGGTTCAGTTTTTACAAAGTTTATTATAGGCATATTTAAACTTTCTTCATTTGTGGTAACATCAACTCTTTGTTGTGGTTTACCATAAAAGTATTCAAAGAATAATTTGACCGCCCATTGTTCTTTTTTCTCTAATCCCTTTTGTAATGATTGCAAAGCCAACTCATTCATAGGGCTTAAATTTTCTATTAGCTTTTGTTCATCTGCTTTAGGTTTACGCCCTGCGCCTTTTCTAGCACCACCATTATTTATTCGTTTATCCATAATTGAAAAAGATTGATTATTCAATTCTCATTATATAATAGAAATTATTCATATTCATTTGGCAACATTAATCTAATATTCAATTCTGTTAAAGCCCATATTCTTATTTGATCTGCATATATTTCAAACTCTTTGCTGTTCATCTTTGCGGTGCTTTTTACTTTTTGTAAACCTAATTGCTTATCATTTATTTCAATGCTTTGCCATTCACTTGCAAACTTGACTTTTAAAGTGTCATGCATTTCATCAGGAAAATATCCTAATTCATTTGCTAATGGTTGCACAATACAAGCCCAATAATAATTGTTTTGCATATTACTCCTATTGTTTCTTTGTTTACTTACTTTAACAATGTAACCAACATTTAATTCTTTTAAGTAGGTATACAGAAGTTGTTTGTCTTGTTGTGTATTAATTACAAAGTTCATCAAAAGTTTTCATTAATGCCACGTTCACCAACTAACTTTTCTTTAGCTGAAGCCCATAGTTTATCACCTCTTTTTTTTCTACTTAATGATGCTTCAGTTCTTTTTATTTCAGGCATACCCTCAGTAGGTTCACTATCCATGTATTTGCCACATTCACATAATGCCTCTTTTGCAACCCATTTACCACTTCTTAAAACAATAGTTGCTTTGTTTATTTCTTTTTCCTGTTTACCGCATTCACATTTATATAGAGTCATTTTGTATTTTATCTAGTTCAAATTCTAAATGGGCTATTGCTTTTTTTATACAATCAACTGGTG